CTTTGGCAGTTTCAGGAACCTGTCCTGCAGACAGATATTCCCATTTACCATATTCGTTGTATAGGATTTCCGCGAATGTTTTTTTGATTTATAATGCGGAAATCCCACTCCCGGTTCCCGGAAAAATTTCCAGAAAGCTCCTTCCAGATTTAACTGTACATTCGCCAGCGCAAGAGAATCTACCTCTTTCAGCCATGGATATTCTTTTTTATATCCGGCCGGCGTATTTTTCAGCATCTTTTTTCTTCCTGATAATGACGGATCTTATCCGCAAGCATCCGGTTATAGAGAAAACGACTGCAGCCGATCGTCTTCTCTATCTGGGTTATCTGTGGGTTGCTATCAGTTACTACTACTAATTTATAACACTATTTTATTAAATCAGATAGCAATAAGATCTTTCCATGTTGCCGGTCCGCATACTCCATCTACTTCCAAGGCTCCGTTTCTTGATTTCTGGTATGCTTTAAGAGCATAAATAGTATTGTCCCCAGCTTCTCTGTCAAGGTCAAGAACTTTGCTGTTTCTTCCTTTAAATCCTCTTGCAACAAGAATTTCCTGTAAAAGCAATACGGATGTTCCTGCGCTTCCTAACTGTACTGTTTCCGGTTCAAACATGTATTTACCTCCTGTTACTGTGTTACTATTTTCTTTTGTGTTGTTTGTCTCTCCATTAACAATACTGTAATCTGGTGTACAGAATTTTGTTCCTGGGAGTTGACTGTTTAAATAGCTCTTTGCGCATACGCCTCCGCCATTGGCAATAACGTTGGAAGCTCCTGACGTGTTCCCCTCAATCGTATAAAATCGATCTCCGATTACCGCCGTAACAAGTCCAGTATGTACAAACTCTTTTTTCTTACTGTTCCAGAATATGACAATATCTCCAACTTTTGGGTTTGCGTTCAACTTGAAATATCTCTGCATATCTGGACAATACACATATGGCCAATGTTTTAAAAGTTTCTTTGCGGTTTCCAGCCCAAATGCTTTCATAAAGCACCAGGCAATAAATACGGCGCACCAGTATGATCCATTCCATTCTGGCAAAACATCTCTCCAATATTTCGTGAAGTTTGCAGAGCCTGCGTTTGCTGTTTTACTATCAAGCTGGCTATTTGACTTTTTCTCCAGATAGCCTTCTTCATTTTTCGCAATTAGAATAACTTTTTCAATTGCCTTGTCCACGTCTGTTCCTCCCTCCTGCTTTTTGCTTTCTGCATAATCTTTATAGAATATATTTCTATCTACAGTTCCGCTGATGCCTGGTATCTTCGCTTTGCTGGAATACTGCCAGCCCACACCAAAGTCCGGCCGGAGTCGTTCCTGTAAGGTGCCGTTATCTGATGTTGGATAACGTGCTATCCAGAAATCATATTTTTTTAAATGTGAGCAAATTACATTTTCATACCAGTCTACATTGCAATAGATTCCAAACCGATATCCGGCCGCAATGATAATTTTCTCGAATGCTTCTGCCAGTTTATGAATGCTTTCTGATCCAAGCACACGCTGGTTGTTCCACTCCAGATCTAACCACACCGGGAACTGTAGTTTTCTTCCTGCAAGCACCGCAACAACTTTTTTTGCTTCTGACTCAATCTCTGAAACTGTCATTGCGTAAGAATATTTGTATACTCCCATTGGAATATTGTGTCTCTGGCACTCCGTATAATTTTTTTCAAAATATTTGTCCGTAACATTTCCGCTCTCTGTGATCCGGAGGATCGCGAACCCCATTCCATAATCTGCAACGGTATCCCAATTAATATTTTCCTGCCAGGCGGAAACGTCAATTCCTTTGATTTCCATATTTACCTCCAGAAAAAAGCCCGGCATTATACCGGGCTGTGCAAAATTATTTTGTTCCGTCAGAAAACAGGTTTTCGTCTGCCTCTACTTCCGGGATTCCTGCGACGCTTGTGAGCAGGCTTACAACTCCGGCCACTACTGCAGACGATACAACCATCTTCCAGTCCACTGCAGAGATCACGCTTCCGGCTCCAATCACACCCACTGCAGTCTGCGCCATTGTTTTTACGGCTCTGATTCCTGCTTTCTTCCACCATTTCACTGTGTCTACGCTTGGCTTAAATACGCAATTTTTAAACATTTTGCTCCTCCTTATAATCCAAACTGTTTTGCAATAATTCCAACTGCAATACCTAATATAGCTGTTAATAAGTAACTTGTTACTGTCCGCCACTTTTCCCCGTCTCTTGACTCAAGAGCTTCCAGTCTTGCACTCTGCTGTCCCTGCTCTTTCACCATGTTCTCCATGTTGTTTGCAAGCGTCTGTACAGATGTAACTAATTCCTGGAGCTGTTGAACACTGTTTTCCAGAATTTCAATCCGTCTGTTCTGTCGGTTGTCTTCTGCCTCAATTCTTTTGCGGAACTCCTCATGCTCTGCTCTTGAAATCTGTTCATTTTCCATGCTTATTTCCTCATCATCTACGTCTGCATATTTGCGGCAGGAATACTCAATTATATCTAAATCTTGCTGTATATCCTCCAGAGGCTTTGCTTTCTCTTTGTCTTGAATATACAGCAGTAAATCATAAATAGAGGACCATTGCCTGCTAATAATTTGTAATTTAGTCATGCTTCCCGATTACTCAGTAATTTCCTCCATACCTGCATCAATAAGGAGTTTTTTCACCTTTTCTTTTAACAGGCGTGGAACTCTGTTGTATTCCTCTTTTGCTTCCTCAATAGTATCTTTACTTAAAATTTCAGTAACCCATAATTTTGCCATCATTTCTTTATCTCCTTTGCTCAATAACATTATAATTAAATTTCTACGCATAAACCTGTTCGCTCATTTCCAGCAGGCAGTCTTTCAACATTTCGATCTGTTCTGCCTGCTCTGCAAATTTCTGTTCAGTGCTTTTTTCTTCCTTCGGAATATATTCCAGATATTTTTCCGGTGATGCTCTTACAGTTTTCTCTGAGATTTTTTCCTGTTTTTCCCGGAACTGGTTAAAATCATATTCGAATACTGTCTGTTCTGTCTCCGGATCTGTATCCGGATAAGTTTCTGTAACAGTCTTTTCATTCAGACATATCATTACATCCACGTTTCCATCAGGCAGCGCATTCCAAGTTACAGGATCCTGTTTTTCTGTAAATCTTGCTTTCACGACTTACCCTCCTTTTCGCTTTCTCAAATATCTTATCTACGTTATACTTTTCTCTGAAATATTCAGAGTCGGAATGTTTGAACCATCCGTAATATGCTATACACCGGTACGCAAGATCTAATGGTATCGCTTTTCCTTTCTCTGCATACTTCCCGGCTTTTACAAATGCCCTGCGTCCTCTCAGGAAAATGCTCCGCCTTACTTCTGTGTGATCCCGATATATTTTGAATCCCATCATATCAATAGGTTCTCCATGATGTTTTCCGTCTTTGTCTATCCAGTCGATCTGGAACAGCTTCCAATCTGGTTTTACCGTCAGATCTAAATACTCATTCATGTATTTAACCAGGAGTTTCATTGCTTTTCTCACATCTGCCTTTCTGCTTCCGATCAGTAGGAAGTCGTCCATGTAGAACAATACATGATTAATCAGCCTGATTTCTTCTGTTGTTCCGTCTCGGTGTTTCTTCCTCTTGAACAGCTTTTCAGCAGCATAATGATAAGCTGCACTCAGATAATAATTACAGAGCCATTGGCTCAAGTATGATCCGATTGACAGCCCCTGATCGAATGAGTCAATTAAAACGAAAGTCAAATAAAGCAGGTCCTCATTTCTGACCTGCTTCTCTAACATTCTTTTCATTTTTCTCCTGTTGATGGATGGATAGCATTTCCGGACATCTCCCTTTGCTGCTACTCTGGTCTTGCCCGGATTCTTGCGGATCCAATTTTCAATTGCTTCTTTTCCATAGATCTGTCCTCTCCCTGGAATGCTCGCACATTGATAAGTTCCTACTTTTCTTACAAATAATTCTTTTAAGCCATTTGTGGCTACATAATCGTATATCTGCTGTTTTATGCACTCAACACCTATATCTCTTACTTTCCCTGAATTTCCATCCAGCCTTGCGCTTGTCTTTATAGGATCAAAAGATACTTTTCTGAGTTTTATTTCTTCTTCCATTCCTGCCGCTGCTGTGCAGACTAAATTATGTAACCAGTCTTTAAAGTTTTCTTTTATAATCCTGTGTATCTGCCTGGCTGTAATAATATTCGTATAGTTTGCCAGAAATCGGGCTGTATCCATACGGTTCCATTTATCGCTCAGACATTCATAGATACATGCGGTTATAAAGTTCTGATCTAATGTTATATTTTTACAATACCGTTTCATTCGTTTCTTGATATAAGGGGTTTTCGGTTTTTCTACTCACCCCACGCATGAATCAACTGCATTCATGGTCCTTGTCCCAGGCTCCTATGCTCCCGATCACAAGGTTCGGCTTCAATCAAATTTCGGTGATGCCCCACGCTGCTGTTGCAGGATCCGTCCTGCGGAGCGAAATGTAACACAAATATCAAATCATTTTCAAGAAAATCCGGAAACGATATTCCAGTTCGCATTGCCAACGCCATTGTTCGCATTCAGAATCCAGAGGCCGTAAATCGTGCCATTGTTCAGATTGCCCAGGGACAGCCAGGGAACAGGAACCGCTACCTCGTGTTACAAGTCCGTAATTTATTGCTATTCTGCTTTTTCGAAGTTGATTAGTTATCAGTTACATAGAGGGGACAGCCCCTCTGTCAGGCTGCCGCCTGCCATTCACCCCGTGTGCCGTTCGGTGAAACGCCGGAAACGATATACCAGTACGCAAAGCCAACGCCACTGCTCGCAACCAGAAACCAGAGGCCGCAAACCGTGCCATGGCACAGATGGCCCAGGGACAGCCATTCTCTTTGGCCGCTCGTGCCTGAATCTGTATACAGTCCATTGCAGAATCCTGTTGTACTTCCGGCTTTTGTTTCCGTCGGTACCATGATTCCCAGGGCTGGATCAACAAAGCATTTTGAGATGTATTTCCATGATGCTGCTGTGTATGTTACCTGAGCCGCTACTTTCTTGTATCGTGTCTTTGCTGCATTCATATCCGTTGTAAGCAGTGACGCATCCATACAGATGTATACGTCTCTCTTTGGTGTTCCGTCTTCATCTGTAACAATATCCATAAATACATTACTGAGGACTTCATAAGCACCGTATCCGGTTTCGATTCCCTGGATCTTGAATGGATTCTTGTTATCTGTATTTGAGAACGGTGATCCATCTGATCCAAGCACGCTGTCGGTTGAGCCGGTCCGCCATGGCATTGTTGAGATGCAGGTCGTTAATGTCGTGTTGAATGGTTCTGTGTCCAAATATATTGCAGAATTTGTATCGTCTACCGGTTCAATCTTCAAGATCTTCACGTCATATGCGAGGTTGTGCATGTATGCGTAATATCTATCTTTATTTGTATTTGAACCAATATCCCCGACAGATACATAAGACCCAACAATATAATTGTTTGCTTTTGCTTTTGGTAGAATTACTCTTGTTACTCCGGTTTCTGCAACTGTTGCCATTTCCTGTGATGTATAAGAATTACATCCGGTCATAACGCTCCGGCTGTTCGTAGTTGCGTACAAAATAATCATCATAAGCTGTTTGTAAAAGAGATCCCAGTTTGTTGTCCCCACGTACATTGAGCCTTTCTTTCTCATGTATGCGATCAGTCCTGTGTGTGATACTGGTTTTCCTCCTTTCTGGCTTCCGTTTGCCAGAATCAATCCAGCGGAGCTGTACGGCACTCCATCAATGTCTCCGGCTCCGTATTTTCCGTGGATCATAAAAGGTGAAATTGTTCCGTCTGGATTAATTGACTCTCCCATTGGTCTAAGGCCAAGGGCTTCGTTCGGACTGTCTGAATAATGATAATCTACATACTCAGGATTGTCTGTGATTCCAACCCATGCGGACATTGTGACCTCTCCCACATCTACTTTTCCGGTCTTTTTGAAATCCGGTTGTCCCTGCAGTGCAGTCACATGGTTAAAGCCTTTATTATCTACGGTAAAATTACATGGAAAGTGCATGAATACGCCAATCTCCCTGTAATCATCCTGTCCGATTGCTGTATTTGTGGACGGTTTTCTCACCAGTCCTTCATTGTCGTTCAGTTTCACGCCTGTTGGACTGGTAGAAGTGTCATACTTGTAGATTCTCGTTGTATATACTTTTCCAGTCCTGCGGAGGGCAAAGAAATTTGAAAGTGCGTTTTCAATTCCTCCACCTGCTGCAGTAATATTCTGAATCTGTTTATTTGCTTCTGCCTGAATGTTGGTTACCGCAGTCTCTCCGGTTTCCTGGAGATCTTCTTGCAGCTGTGTTCCCTCTGTAATTTTGGTTCCCAGAGATGTATCCAGGCTTGTTGCGGTCTTAGTTGTTGCGTCCAAATCTGTTTTTGTCTTGGTTGCGGTTGTATTCGATGTATCCAGGGCGGTCTTGGTTTTGCCTGCTGCCATGTTGGAATCATCTAAATTTTTCTTTGTTGTATTCGCAGTAGAAACAGTAGCATCCAGCTGGCTCTTGAGAGCTGTTCCCTGGGTGATGTCAGATTCTAAACCGGTTTTCAGTGTTGTCCCCTGAGTAATATCTGAGTCAAGGCCCTGCTTTAAAGTCTGCGCGGTGCTGACTGATCCATCTAAAGCAGTTTTGGTCTGTCCGGCAGTTGTGTTTGACGCGTCCAGGTTCTTTTTACTGGTGTCTGCCGTTTTAACTGCAGTATCCAGCTGGCTCTTGAGAGCTGTTCCCTGGGTGATGTCTGTATCAAGTCCCTGTTTTATTCTTCCGCCTTTTTTACATCTGCTGCAAATGTCTGCTCTGTCTGTTCGTTCTTTGCCACTTTCTCTGCAATATCAGACTGTGCCGCAAGAATATCCGATTTTACCTGGTTGTATTCGTTGTTTTCGTCTGATACCGCATTGATTGCATTGACGATTGAATTACGGACGTCTCTGCCTTTCTGGGCCTTTGCGATCTGATCCGTATATTTCTTTACATCAGCCACGTTTACTCCTCCTTACCGATAATGCGTTTTGAGTATTCCTTTGCTTTAAGATCTCTTACCTCTGCAAGAATAGATGTGAGCATATAATCCATTAATGAGGCAGGGATTCCACCCTGCACCATTTCTTTAAATATCACGCTCCGAAGTTCTTCTGTTTTCTTATCCAGGATTGCTCCAAGAGGTAGTACTTCTTGGGTGTCCGAATCGGACACCTTTTTCTCTTCTGGTGTATCTTCTTTCATGCTTCTTTCTGTTTCTTTGCTAACTTCGCTCATTTTTTGTCCCTCCCTATTTCAAATGTGCTGTTGCAATATATTCTTTAATTGCATCCAAGTGTCCCTGTACCTCTGTGTTCATCACCAGAAAGTTTCCTTTGTTATTCTGGCTAATAATGTTTCCTGTTTTTTCATCAACTTCGGAATAAGTAAATGCGATTCTGCTTCCCTCTCCGGTTGATAAATTCATAAAACTCGTCAGTACTTTTTTCATGCTGCTGCCTCCATCTGATTAATAATGGTTACTCTGTCATTTCCCAATTCGGTTTCATAATCTGGCTCGGATATTTCTATTTCTTCCGCTGTATAGTCAAAATCAAGTTCTTCAACTGCTCTGTCGTATGCTGTTTCGCTTGCATCTGCGAATCTCATGTGTTCGTAATTTGTCTGCATTGCTTTTATCTCGAAGCTAAATTCTAGCCCCGGCGTTCCTTTTACCACAAAATGTGTTGGCGCTTTTTCTTCCACCCAACAGTCCCCATCACTTTCTTTCTGCAGAAATACATAATATGTGATTTCTGCATTTATGGATTCCTGGAAAATATCATCAAGATCAATCAGACAAGTCCCGTCGTCAGATATCGTTGCTTTTCCTATATCTCCAAAAATAGGTGATGCCATCTCATAACAATAAAACGCCTGCATTCCATAGTCTTTTGTGTCAAATATTCTTTTCTTAGTTCCTCTGACACTCAAGTCTGAAAGATCATTTCCGGATCCAATGTTATAGAAATGTCCTGACGCTTCGATATGTGAGCTCGACTTTATCTTTCCTCTTGCAGTTATAGTTGATGATGATGAAATAGCGTTGAAGCTTGATGCTGTTGTGGCTGTTATCGATTGCGTCTTGATGCTGTCAAAAGCACCATCACCGCAATCAATATCGCCAAACAGTGCTGTTGTAGTAGCACCTCCAATTACTACTGTATTTCTATTTGTTCCTTTGTGCGAAACATAATAAACTGAACCGTCTGATATTCTCATTTTCTTTTCAGACGAATTTATTTCCATTTTGTAGTTTCCTGTTGCATATGCATACAGGCTAGTTGAATCAATCCAAAATCCGCCTATTTTGCCGCTAATGCATTCCATTGAACCATCTGTCAAAATTTTAAAATAACTGTTCGCCGTTACAATTCCGTTGAAATCTATTTTCGACGCATTAATCTTTACCGACTGTGCAGTCTGGTTGATTGATGATGCAATTTCTCCAGCAGATACTTTCGACTCTATTTCCGTCTCTGTCTGCGTGATTCGGGAGCTGAGAGTACTTTCCGCACCTTTCGCACGGGAAACCTCTGACGTGATCGAGTTTTCTGCAACTGTGATCCTGGATATTGCAGTTTCGGCCGTACTTTTTGCGGTGTCAGCTGTATTCTTTGCAGTGTTTGCTGTTGTCTGTGCTGCATCTGCCTGGGCTTTTGCAACACTAATATCCTGATCCTGGATTCTTTCCCAGGATGCCGTTTTGCTTCCTGATGTTGTTCCGGAGCATTTCCATAGCAGATTTATATTGTTTCCGTAGCTCCATGATTCGGACTTTCTGGATATGTCCCTTTTGTCAGTTCAGTTGCAGTGTAACTCGGCAAACTCTCAATTGTTGCTCCTGATGTTTCTCCGGTTGTTCCGGTAACTGACGCTATAGCGAAACCGTAGAAGCTATCGCTTGAACCGTCTGTATGCCAGTACACATAAAATTCTGAGGATGGAACAAAAACAGATGCACCAGCAATGTCAGTTCCTCCCAGCTTCGCTGCAAGTTTCATTGTTCCGTTATCACTGTAATAAATCTTTACATAATCATAATTTACGCTTTCCGTTCTGGAGTCTGATGAAAATGTGATCTTTAATCCAGGAACCTTATATGTATATCTGTACGCATATCCGGTTGTGATATCATAGTAAATATCTCCTATGTGCAGCGACTTTAAATCGTCGCTTGTCCAGGAGGACGCTGGTTCATTTGATGTTGTCGGTATTTTACTCCCGTAGAAATTACCGTTTTTCTCCGACACTGCCTGGCGTACCGTAGTTACTTCAAGAGTAATATTATCTGTCGCCATTTTAATAGCTGCCGTCATTTGTTCTGTTGTGGAATAACTTTTCAGCTTTTCATCTGTATCGGCTTTTGCATTCTTTTCCGCATTATCTGCAGCTGTCTGGCCGGCTTTTGTGGCATTGCTTTCCGCGGTGTTTGCAGCATCTTGGCCAGCTTTTACCGCTGCATTGTATTTTTCTTCTGTTTCCACGGTTGTTGTATATGTTTTTGATACTTCCAGAGAAATGCTGTCCGCTGCCTGTTTGATTGCGCTGTTCATCTCCAATGTGGTTGAATATTTCAACAGCTTCGTATCGGTGTCAGCTTTTGCGTTCTTTTCTGCCTGATCTGCGGCAGTCTGGCCGGCTTTCATGGCATTGCTTTCAGCGGTGTCTGCTGCCGTCTGACCGGTTTTTACCGCGTCCATGTACTTTTCTTCTAGCTGTCCAGTTGTGGCGTATGTTTTAGACACTTCCAGCGTAATGCTGTCTGCTGCCTGACTGATCGCGCTATTCATTTCAACTGTTGTGGAATAGTTTTTCAGTTTTGTATCGGTATCGTCTTTTGCATTCTTTTCCGCATTATCTGCAGCTGTCTGGCCCTCCTGGACTGCATCTGCGTAGAGCTTGTTTGCCATCTCTTGCGTTGTATATGTTTTCGATACCGTCGAAAGAATACTTGTCTCAGTCATTGTGATCGCTGATCTGAGCTTTTCCTCTTCCCCTTTTGCCCTGGACACCTCCGCGGTTATAAGTCCCTCCTGGACCTCGATTTTTGAAAGTGCAGATTCTGCTGTGCTCTGAGCTGCTTCAATGTCCTTATCTTTTACTCTTACCCATCCATACTCATTACTGTCATTTTTCTGATACTGATAAGCATAGCCGGTTGTGGTATTGAAAAAGAGATCTCTTTCGTGTTCCTGCCTCAATTCGTCTGTCGTCCAGGCAGATGCTGGATTGTTTTCAGATGTTGGTTCATAATTTCCGTACCAGTTTCCGGATTTTCTCTCCAGCTGTTGCTCCAAACTCGAAACAGAAAGAGTTATCTTTCCGTCCATGGCTTTCAGGGATGTTGTGACCTCTTTCAGAATCGCTGTTTTATTTGCAGAGTCTCCATCTGATATTTTGGTTTCAATGTAGTTTTTGCACTCTGTCGAAAGTGCTTCTGTTTTAACAGAACCGGCAAGGATTCTCTCTCCTATAATCTGGCCATCCAGCGTCATTCCGATCGTGTATGGGCCGTTATATCCATTGTGAGATCCGCCGATTCCGTTTTTATTTATCTGTAGTATATTTGTTGCCTGTTCTTTGTCCGGTGCATCCATGTACAGATCCCGAAGCCAGAGACCGTTTTCGTCAAATTCTGTGAGTTTGTATCCGCCTTTTGCTCCCGTCATTTGTTTCGTAAGATTATCAATTGCGGATTTCATCCAAGTCGCTTGAACTCTTCCAGCCTCTGTTGTTTCCTGCCGGATCTGAGTAAATGTCCCAGTAGTCTGATCTGTGAAAGACTGCTGTAGATTTTCTCCCAGTGTCAACTGCGCCTGATCTGGTTGCTGCAATGGGATTTTCATTTCCATAACCGGCAATACTTTTTTCATTCCATACGGAATTGCATTGCAGAGCACATGGTCTCCTATATCAAAAGAATCATAATCCTGGCCAAACAATGACAAATCCACTGCAGTCAGGGAAATGACAAGGTTCTCATACTGCTGCGTCGTCAGATATTCTGTTGCTTTTTTCAGGAGGTTCGCTGGCGTTGCTACATCGTCCCACTTCTCTGTTTTCCACACCCACCCGAAACTTTCTACCGCCTCTTTGCTGTATATGTAGTCTTTTCCGTCGTTTACGGATGTAATGTCCACATTCTTTTCAAGACGTTCAAATTCGGATGCATTTTCGTCCAGATCTTCCTCAATTGCAGCTCCCAATGGAATTAACGCTGTGATAACATCGTCGGCAGTCATTGTCTCTGAGTAATCAAGCAGGTTCTCTCCGAATTGAATCGGTTGTTCGCAATACTTGCCATATTCCTGTATATTTATCCAGTCAAGATATAGCTTGCCGTCTTCGTGTCTGAGTCTCAGGTATCCGCCTAGACGATCAACCAGTTTCTCCCTGATCGCCTCAAGGGTGTTTTCTCTGTCAGTTATCCTGTACAGAGAGTCATTGCTGTCATGGATCGTAACAACCCCGATATAGATTTTCTTTCTGTCCTCAACCTGATTATTGTGCAGCTGCAGCCACGCGTCTAACATTTCCCTGGGCGACATGTCGTGCCATTCCTGCTGCGGCAGAATCGTATCTGCCAGGAACGACAACGCTCCGGTTGCTTTAATCGGTTGATTTTTAAACCGGTCTTTTTCTCTTGTGCGGACTTCTCCATAAAAGATTTCTGTTTTATCTCTGTACACTGAAATCATGCTTTTTCTGTTATGAATATCATTGTACAGAGGATTTAAAGCCGGTACTTTCAGGGTTAATTCTCCTGCGTATCCTGTCTGTAGGTCCAACTCCGGATTGATAACTGCTGCCTGCCGGTCCCCTGGATAATACAGGATTTTGCCATCTAATTTAATTTTGTACATTACAATGATCCCCTCCTGTAAACAATGTCCAGTGTTCCTGATCCGGTAAATTCAAGAGTTACATCAGATCCGTATACTACAATATCCGGAAAGCGATTTCTCCCCAGTGTCAGAGTGTAGGTTTCTCCGCACGCTGTCACCTTTAGTCCTGTTGATCCAATACTTTTTACATTCAGCACCGGAACGATTGCTACATCTCCAGAATATACTGTATATGATCCCGATCCAGATATTGTGATCCCGGCTCCCTGATCTATCACTCCGGTCTCGAAGTCAAACGGATCCCAGAGCCATTCCTCCGTTGAGTCAGCAAGCGAATATTTATAAGGATCTGCTTTCGGAACGCTTAAATGAAATTGACCGATCTCTCTTGACCGGTCAAAATCTGTTATGTACGCTCTTCCGGTCCAGTAATATGCTGGATCGTTTGAAAATGTTATCCTTATGTTTTTACCATGCAGTCTGTTTCGAATATTCGAAATAAAACTGTCCCAGTCTTCGCGTGGCTTCTTACCTCCGAACAGAATATCAATTTCCCTTGATTTATATACTGGTCTGCCGGTGATTGCTTCTGATCCATCCAGAAAACCGTCAGCTCCTGGGACGTCAATGAAATACGTCTCTACCTCTGGTTCCCCGATATAATCATTATTGCCAATTGCGCAGCCCCAGTCTGCTAATGTATCTATGACTTTCCCAGAGTTTTCAACAGTGATTGTTGCTTTTATTGTCAATACATTATTCATCTGTAAGCTGCCTCCTTTGCTATTCTTCCAAGTTCATTATTGATTGCAGGTGCAAGTTTTCCAGCCCATTCTCTGTTGTCAAAATAGATCTCCTGTCCTGCGCTCATTACCTGGATCAGCTGTGCCAACATTCCGGTTATTCCGGTTATATCTGTTTTGTTCAGGTTATTAGCTGGTTTCATTGAACTTGTATCTAACTGCATATCCATCTGAACATCTTTCATTGCGTCAGCAACAAGTCCCTGGCTCTTTTCAATTCCTGTCGCAAGACCTTTCATAAAGTCCGGCATCCATTCTTCATAGTAATGTAGCGGACCCTCATCCGGTCTTGAGAAATGCAGCCACGATCTGATTGTGTTGGCTACACTTGATACTGCAGATGTGACATTTCCTATGCAGCTGCGGATCCCGTTTGCGATTCCGTTCACGAAATCCTGCCCCCATCTGATCGCCTGTCCTGGCAGGCTTGTAATGTAACCGATTGCTCCGGAGAATCCGTTCACGACTGCCGAATATACGCCAGACAACGCGCCGGATATTCCTGACACCACGCTTCTGAATGTTTCGACTGCTGAGTTTTTCATATTTCTTGCGTAGTCTATAACTGTTTCCTTAACATTCTGCCAGGTTTCCGAAGTGTTCGATCTGATGTTATCCCAGTATTCTGACGCGTGCTCTCTCAGAGTCTGGATTGAGTCCGACGCTCTTTCTTTTAAATTTTCTGCAGCGTTTACAACAAAATTCTTAATAGAGGTCCAGGCTTTTGATGCTGCCTGAGATGCTGCGGTCCAGATTCGTGATAATGTATTCTTGAATCCTGTGAACATCGTTGTTACTGCAGTAACAAGTCCCTGCGCAAGTGTTGAAATTACCTGCTTGATACCGGTCCATATTGTCTTTGCAGCGTTCTGGATGTTTGTCCAGATGTTTGTTGCGTCTGTTTTTAACTTCTCGAAGTTTCCTGTTACCAGGTCGATCAGTAAAATGACCGGCGCGAGAATTGTATTTTTCAGCAACTCCCAGGCGCCCTGCGCAATAGTGACAAGACCTTGCCAGATTCCCTGCAGTGTAGTGACTGCATTCTGCCACAATGTTGTGATCGTTGTTACGACTCCGGATATAACCGGATTCTGCATCATGGTTGTCCAGATGTTCGTAAAAAAATCTGATACCTGCTGCCAGATTCCAGACCACCACGCCGGAATGCCTGCAAAGAATGTAGTAACACTATCCCAGGCTTGCGGTATTGTTACCGCAAAGAATGTTATGATCCCATTCCAGATTCCTACAAAGAAATCCGATACCTGCTGCCAGATCCCGGACCACCATTCCGGAACTCCTGAGAGAAATTCCATTAATGTGCTCCATGCCTGTGGTATTGTCTCGGTAAAAAATGATGCTATCTTTTGCACAACAGCATTTACGCCGTCACGGAACCATTCGCATTTTGTGTATAGTAACACTAACGTGGCCACAATTGCGGCTATAACTGCGATTACCGGGTTTGCAGCTATAACGCCAAACAGAGCTGTAAAAGCTCCTTTTACTTTTCCAAGTATGCTCGTTATCGTTGTCAGTGTTTTCATCTTTGAAAACAGCGCTGCAATTGCAGATATTCCGGTCGCAACTTTCCCGATCATTATGAGCAGCGGTCCGATTGCGGCCACAATCAACGCAATTGTCGCAACTATCTTTTTCTGCCCCTCGCTCATTCCGTTTAATTTTTTCACGAAATCTTGGATCACCGAAACCGTTTTCCTGATGTACGGCATTAAAATCTCACCGAACGCAATTGCCAGCTCTTCTAATGCGCTTTTCAGCTGTGTGAGCTGACCTCCAAGATTATCCTGCATGGTGTTCGCCATGTCTTCCGCAGCTCCGTCTGCATCGTAGATGGAATTTATGAGACTCTGATATTCTGCATCTGTAGTATTTATAATTGAAAGCAGTCCGGACATTCCCTCTTTTCCAGCTATTGTCGCGGCATATTTCGCTTTCAATGCCCCCTCTGCACCATACGCCTTTTCTGTCAAGTCTTCCAACGCTTTGTTGTATTTCTTTTCTGTTAGGTCGCCGCTTTCGTACTTTGCTTCGATGTCTGCCAACTGTTGCTGGAACTCTTCCATCGGCATTTTGCACTGTCCAAATGATGAACGTAAGTTATCCATGAGTTCTTTCAAACTTTTCATAGATCCATCACTGTTTGACAATGAAATATTTAGATAGTCCATTGCACCCGCAATACTATCTGTTGGTTTTGCAAGATTTGTAAGCATTGTCCTTAATGCAGTTCCGCCCTGTGATGCCTTAATTCCTGAGTTAGCCATCAAGCCCAATGCTACAGCTGCATCTTCAACGCTATATCCTAACGATCCAGCCACTGGTGCGATATATTTGAATGACTCACCTAGCATACTTACGTTTGTATTGGAACTTGATGCCGCCTTAGCAAGGACATCTGCGAAATGTGTAGCGTTATCTACTTCTTTCGAAAAGCCATCTTTCACAATCGTCGTAGTTTCGTCTGCCGCTAGGCCAAAAGCAGTCATAGCATCCGTTACGATATCAGATGTAGTGGCGAGATCTTCTCCACTGGCCGCTGCAAGATTCATGATTCCAGGAAGACTGTTGTACATATCCTGCACATTCCATCCTGCCATAGCCATATAGCCCATAGCGTCTCCGGCTTCTTTTGCGGAGAATTTTGTCTGTGCGCCCATTTCTCGCGCACGCTCTCGCAGCTTATCCATATCCTCTGCAGACGCTCCGGATATTGCCTGGACATTCGACATTGAGCTGTCAAAGTCTGCCGCTGTTTTAACAGCAGCGGTTCCCAGTCCAGTGATTGCCGCTGTAACTGGGAGCATTTTTTCTCCTGCGGTTGTCAGGTTCTCTCCTATTTTCCCGGCTTCCGTAGAAATCTGGGCCAGTTTTGCGGATCCTGATCCTACTTCGTTTTCCAGGGATTTCAAACTTTCCTCTGTTTCAATAATCGTCCTTTTCAGGGCGTCATATTGCTCCTGAGAAACTTTTCCCTCCTGGAATTTCTGCTGTACTTCCCCTTCTTCGTTTTTCAGAAGTTCCAGCTTTTCTTTTGTGTTTCCGATTTCATCAGACAGCGCTCTCTGTTTCTGTTGTAATAATTCCACATTCGTAGGATCCAGTTTCAGCAACTTATCAATTTCTTTGAGTTCTGTCTGTGTAGTATTTATTTTTGCATTCAGACCATCAAGCGACTGCTGCATCTGAGTAGGTGCATTCTTCGCTTCATTTTCCAGAGACTTCAAACTCTCCTCGGTTGCAATGATTTCTCTTTTCAGAGCGTCATACTGTTCCTGGGAGATTTTTCCCTCTGCAAACTGCTGCTGTGCCTGCTGCTCTGCAGTCTTTAAGGTTTCCAGCTTTTCTTTCGTGCTTTCGATTTCGTCAGCAAGCGCTTTCTGTTTCTGCTGTAATAATTCCACATTCGTAGGATCCAGTTTCAGCAGATTGTTTATATCTTTCAGCTGTGCCTGTGTGGTCTTTATCTGTGAATTTACATTTTTAAGTGAATTTTGTAGTCCTGTGGTATCGCCGCCAATTTCAATCGTAAGTCCCCTTATGTCGCGGCCTTTGGACAAAAATTATCACCTCCGTTTAGAATTTATCCATATCCTCCTGAGTTGCCATTTTCGGCCATTTATAGTCGTCGTTATTTTTTTCCGTAAAATATCCAGGACAAGACCTACTGTCAGAAGGTCTAAATCCTGGATACTTATTCCAACTTGCGCGCACCTGAGAAGGAATAGAGGTGTCGTCATTTCCCGGCTACTTGGTCGAAGTTTTTTTTTGCTTCTGCCTGTGTCTGCTGGTTCAGGTTCCAGAGTTTTACAATCTCCGGGAAAATTGTGTAAATCGAAAATGTATCAAACTGATCTAACCAGTCGTATACATCTTCCGGGAAATCCTGTCCCTTTTTCTTTGCTGCGTGTTTTGCCATTACGAATGCGACGTTTTCGAACATCTCTAAATCCTCGATAGGGATGTCCGACTCGGACACCTTCGTTTCAGTCTGCTTATCCTGTGATTTTTTTACGGACTTTTCAATTTTTGCCATGTCCTGAAAAATATCTCTCCGGAACTGAATCCGATAAATTCTCGGAATTGCAGCAGAAGCGGCAAAAAGCACCTCTTTATCATCAATTTTAATTGTTTTTGTCAGCATCCTTATTCTCCTGCAGCTTTTTATCTACATTAACAGCCTGCGTTGCTTCTGTGATTGTTTCTGGATAGTACACTGTCTTATACCATCCGCTATACACAGTGTCGTCTGTGTCTACCGTTGTCTGAGCTTTTACCCGTCCGTTCGGAAGTGGAGCATTGCTGATCGTAATTGTTTCTGTGCCAGGTTCAATACTATCTTCTTTCGTCTCGGATTCGATTGACGGTCTGGTAGCTGTGCAATTGTAGAGAACTCGTCTGATTCCTTTCTGATCTCCGTCAAATTCAAACAGAAATGCAAATTTCTGTGTATCCGTAGAATCACTGATTTCATGCAGTACGCCTTTTTCGTCCTTCTTTTCTTTCAAGACATCCTGTCTGAAAGAATCCGGGATTAACGCAAATTCTGCGTCTCCTTCATATCCGTTGTTTGCAGCTGACACATAATACTGGATTCCGTCTGCATAGAACGGTGAAATATCTCCATTTGCGTCAAGTGATAATGATACAGATCCCGGAATCGCTTTCGGGACTTCAAAAGTAATTGTTCCATCTTCTCCTTCGTTCTGTAATGCGTAATGTGCGTTTTTAAGATTGTACTTAACTTTGTTATCTTTTTTACCCATCTTTATACCTCCATTTCGTATAAAACTTCGTACATTTTTTCTGAGTCAAGATATTCTCCTGTTTTGTCGTATGTGATTCCATACTTATCCAGGATGTCCTCTATCTTCTTTTCATTGTTCCAGTCCTTTTCATCTGAATACAATTCGATATTCAGAACGTCAATCTTTGCATATGTAATCCCGTCTGCGTGAAAATTATCGCTTCCCGGGATTCTCCATACAATAAAAGGCGGCTCTATCCAGTTATGAGTTGAAAAATGATCGTATTCATATGGCAAGCCGATTTCATTCAACATTTCTTTGATATTTTCAACTGACATCATAGCCTTGACGTGATCTCCCTTTCCAGCTCTGCTATTGCTGCCTGTTCTGCAGGTTCTACATGTTTGATTGCGGCTACCCTTCCGCCCCCTCTTTTCTGATGTCCTTTTTCAAGCAAATGCACCAGGGAGTATTTTGTATCGTGGATCGCAATAACTAAACTTGTAGAATTTTCTTTCACAACAGTTTTCTTCCATCCTTTTTTATACTTTCCGGTTTTTACCGGGGATGTCTGTTTCAGCTTTGATACTGTCTTTTTTGCAACATTATTTACGCATTCCTTCGTTGTCTCAGCGCATTGTTTTCCATAGTCTTCAACAAGGCGATTTATTTCTGCTGCCAGATCATCAATTCTGATACTATCCGCCATTGTCGCTCCTCCTGTCTTTATACAACTGTACGATTTTTTCCAGCGACAGATATATTGCAGGTGGTGTAGCGTCAAATTTCTCCTGAATCTGCACTATTTTGTACATTGCCGGATTATGTTCATTGATAATCTCGTCTCTCTCAAAATCGAATGGATCCCAGAGCCAGCCGCTTTGTGAATCAATGATAACAATGTCAAGAGCTTCAATATCTTCCCTGTTCAGCACTGCTGCCGGAATGCTTAACAATTTTGTTATTTTATTTCCTGCTGTCTGTGCGTCAAAATATCGTCTCTCTCCGATTGTTCGGTTTCCGAAGCGAATGTTCTTGAGCTTCGTGTCTACGATCACCCTGTCTTCTGTTTTGCAGATACTGAGTATCCCGTCTGTAAACGTTTCAAACTGTTTACGCCTGGCTCTTGGCATATTCTTCCACCTTCTTTGCTATCTGCAGTCCAATAACCTCACTTTTGTAGTTTTCCCAAAACTGCTGTAGCTCTCCAGAATACTCATACATTACAAGCTGAAAAAGGAGTGTCCTTTCCTGAGTATCCCCCAGGAAATCGCACTCCCCTATTTTTCCGGCTAATGATGCCATGCCTCTTTTTATCATTCCTTGGAGCTTTTCATCTCCTTTTGGATCGTCCCAGGTGATGTCCAGATAGTTTCTGACATCCTCCAGAAGTTTTGATAAATCATTTTCTGACATAGCACTCATTTTTATCACTCCTTGGTTACAGTTACGGTATAAGTCTTTGTCTGCTCTCCGTCTGTGACTTTAACAGTTACGGTATTTGCTCCGGCGGTCCATGTGATCTTTCCGCCGTTTGTTACTTTGCTGGATCCCGCAGTAATTTCAATTGCTGCTGTTCCTGATTTCGGGAACGCTGTGATTGTATTTGTTGCAGTTGTTGTTTTTGCTGTGTATGTGTTTGTGTCGCTGTCAAATTTCGGTGAGAGGGTTAATCCTCCGATTCTCAGGTCAGACAGCAGTGCATTATCTACGTGCTCCTCCTGTTTACTTACAACCTCGAAGCGAACCGGATGCAGATCTGTAATGTCCAGAACGACAAAAGCATTGTTATCCAGTGCGAATCCATGAGCGTATAATTTGATAAGATATACTCTTTCGTCTTCCAGAAATCTGTATTCATCTGAATACTCAATCTTTCCGTTTTTGGACATTCCTACGCCAAGGAAATACTTTCCGGCCATTCCGTATACTGCAGTTCCTTCTGTAACTGCTGCCGACTGGATGATTTCCAGAGGAATCGGAAGTGTTGAAACATATACTCCGTCCGGAGACATTGCGCGTGTTGCCGGAAGGATTCGTTTCCAGTAATCTACCGGATTTACGATCATAATCAGGTTATCTACTGTTCTTGCCTGGCCTTTGCTGTTTCTTGCCATGATAGATGTAACATTTCCAAGCTGGATCATATCAAGAGCTGTCATTTTGATAGTCTCTTTTTCCGGATATTCTCCGGACACAACGTTCACTCCGTCTCCTACCTGGCGCGCCATTCCGATTGGCATGTCTTTTCCGGTACCATTTACAATTCCGTACTCAAGTCCATTTGCAAGAGCTTCTGTGAGTACCTGACGCACGTAGTTATCTAACCATGCAGGGCCTAAATCAAGCATAGCTTTTGATACTGGCAGGAATGCGCTCAGTTTATCCTGAGTTACATCTACTTCCTTGAATCCGGATGTCAGTTCTTCAATGATCTTGCTGCTGAGTTTGCCCCATGCTGCTTTCTGCTCTCCGTTTGTGTTCAACATCATTCTTGTGAGACCAGTTACAGTTGTCGCATTTAATTTTGACAGCAGCGGATGATTTGTTGTCAGTTCTTCAAATACAGAATCAATGATTGTCTCCGGGAAAACAGTCTCAATATTGTTGAGAGCCTGTTTTGGATCCGAAGATTTCATTGCGTCAATTACTTTCTCGTAATATTCTCTCTCTGCGCTTGTGAGCTGACGTACACCCCTCTGTGCAAGCACATTCATATCACTCTGATTTACAAGCTCTTTCGCCTGTTCAAGCACGTTCTCCTCGATATCCTGACATAATTCCAAATATGCTTTTGAAAACGCTTCTGAATCATTCTCCGCAACAGCAGCATTCATTCTGTTGAGGATTTCCGTTCTCTTTAATGCGGCAAAATCTTTATTTTTCATTTTACTCTCCTTTTTTGAATCCCTGCAGAAATCCCTGCAGTGTGTGTTTCTCTGGTTCTTCCGGTTTCTTTCCCGGTTCGGGTTTCTGCCCTTTCTGCATAAGTTCCAGCTGCTCTCTGAAAGACTTCGTATCTTTCATATGCTGCATAACTTCCTGGAGACGTTTCTGCATTCCTTCTTTTGTCGTGTCTCCATCTGGCGCGTGTCCATAATCCTCTACCTTGTCGATCAGGCCATATTCCAGGCAATCATCCGGAGTCAGGAAGGTTTCTGCCTCCATCATGTCTGCAAGCTGCTGTTCTTCCAGATTCGAACGCTCAAGGAAGATTTTCCGATTGCTTGCCGTAAGTACGTCCAGATCATCCGCTGTCTTTCTCAGCTCTCTTGCATTTCCGGATGCAGTTACCCATGGTTCGTGGATCAGTGCTGTTGTTCCTACGCCCATGATTCTTTCGTCACATGCCTGTAAAATCACAAAAGCTACGGAATACGCTACTCCATCAACGATTCCTTTTACACGGCTTCCGGACTGCTTCAAAAGGTTGTAGATAGTTACTCCCTCTTTTACAGACCCGCCATTTGAATTGATATGTAATTCAATCGTATGATCTTCCGGAATTGCTGCCAGCTGATCGCGGAAATACTTCGCAGAAGTCTCACTTTCGGTATATGACCATGTTTTCCAGTCAAATTCTCCATACGCTGATACATCATCATAAATGTATAGCAAATGTACCGCCGGATCTGCTGCCTGCTTAAAACAGTAATTTGTTTTATTCTGTGTTTTTCCATTCCCGCCATTTTCTCCACCTCCTTCCAGGCTGTTCAATAAATCCTGTACTGTGCTGTAATTCTTTGTAATAAAATGCTGGTTCGCCCATTCCTCATTAATCTGCGGCTGTCCCATTGCGCGCAGGATCATGTTGATCGTATGCGTTCCAGACTGTACCAGCTTGTCAATCTGCGTCGCATTGCTGAATATGTCAACATGCTTAACGTGTGACGTGTCTACCATGCAGCGGCTGCCCTTCAATACGGCTTTCCCGTATTTTTTGCGGTTGATTTCGCTTTCTAAGGATCCGGCTAATGGATCCAGTGCAACAGTCAGTAGTTCGTCTATTGCCTTGCTGTTGTCCTGCACGTCCCCTTTCAGGATTGACGGAGGGATTCCTATTGCCCTCGCTGTAAAGTCGAATACATCATCATACAGTGCTTTTATGTCTCTTGTTGTTGTTTCATTGTAGTTCTTTGATCTGTTCGTTTCTGTGAATGTATACCCTTCGAACAGTGGCAGAACTGCATTTTCACTTTCAAAGAATGTCTTAAAATAATCATTCAGCAGCTTTTTGAGAGTATCATCAAAGTTTTTTGCGTTCTGGGCTACAGCTGATATGTCCAGAGTCCCTTTTGATCCATGCGACTGCATAAAGGTCTTTGCTCCGTACTGGATCAGCTTCGCATAGGATCCATATAGTCCCTGTAATATCGTATTTACATTTTTCCAGTTCGGTTTTAGATACAGAACATCTGTGGATCTAAACAACCTCTGAAAAGTATAATCATCAATCTGCACCTGGCTGTACGTGTTCCCGTACAATGCGCTTCTGGTTGTACAGAACGAATCTGCTACGTAGAGCTGTCCATCTATTCCAGCAACAACCAACGCCTCTCCGTTTCTGAACATTTTTTCGATTAGCTTATCAAAAAATTGCTGTTTGTTCTGGTTTCTGTTTGGTTCATAGTTCCAGGTATAATATTCATCCCGGAATATTTCGTCACCATTCAGGAATGTACGAATCTCGCATTTTCCTAACATTTTTGCAAGAATCTGAATCGCTCTCTGAAAAGCCAATTCCCTCAGATAGATTTCTGTCATTATGCTCTCAATCGGATTGTCTGCAATCTCAATTCGAGACGCATTTTCAACCGACTGTTCTGGTTCCGGCTTTCCCCGTATCAGATTCCTGAATGAAAATCCCAACCTTCCTCACCTCCTTTCAGTAAGTCATTACTCCAATGTCAGGCACTGCTGCCGTCTGTGCGTATGGAATCATGTCCTCTATTGTCATTGATGCGACAAGTGCCATAAACGGGTCTGTTTTTCTGCTTTTTGCTTCAATTTTCCCGTAAACATAGTTTCCTATGTCTGCATCATCTTTTTTTCCCGGTTTTCGCCCGTATGGGATCATTTTTGTATTGTTCGTCCCCCAGCGGAGCACTGGATTGTCTCCCCAGATAAAATTGTCATTTGCGAAGCAACTATCTATCACTGTTGCAACCCTCATAATGTCTGACGGTCTTACAAGTTTTAGATTTTTGTACGTTTTTGCATCGAAGCCGATTTCTCTGAGTGTTCCTGCAAGCAGCGCATATCGGAAATCATCTATCGCGATACCCTTGATGCAATACTGTGTCATTGCAAGCTGGATATAATCAACAATTACTTCCGGATGTATTTCTACGTCGTCAACAATCGTCAACAAACCTCTTCTTTCCCACTCCGCAAGTGGTGCTTTTATTCGTGGAATATCTTTTGACTGTTTGCATAACCAGGAGCGATTGATGTCATACCGGTTATTTTCGTCTCTGAAATGCAAATTTACGGAAACAAAGTCCGTAATCTTTGAAAAGTCAATTCCACATGTGCAGATCCATCCATCCAAATCCGGTATTTCTCTGTTCGTGAGCTTAATTTTTTCGTATGAGCAGACTTTTATCTCAACCGTTCCAGATGGAATGTTCATTCGTTTTGTCATAAATGCAGAGAGGCGTTCCGGATGTGCAAGCCAATCCCGGTATTCTTTCCGAATTTCGCCCATAAGCGTCGGAAGATACGGCAGAGATGGGTTTGCTTTCTCCCAGTTCTTTTCGTCGTGTACTTCTTCCTTGCTGTCCAATCGGCAGATAAACGGCAGCAGGCCGTTATCCGGCATATCTCCGAAAAGGATCTCCTCTGCTGTTTCAAGAATATCGTCCAGAGGTCCCTCTCTTACGTCTCCCTGTGTTGTGTAATAGGACCGGCGTGGATGTGGTTTCTTTCCTAAACCGGTCGTGAATACCTCGATATTCTTGTAATCCTGGTACTGATGTATCTCGTTAAATACTACCAATCCCGAACGCATACCGTCTTTTCCAGATGGATTGTTCGTTCTTCCCAAAATCGCTGAATTTGTTTTTATACCAACAACTTTTTCAGAACTCCATTTGTAAAACTTTTTCAGTTTTTTGGTGTGCTCTGGCATTTCCAGAGCCTCAACCACGTCTTTTAACGGTCTCAGCGCCTGATCCTCATTGTTTGCACATATATCGACGTCATATGCGCGTATTCCGTTGTATGGGCTTACCAGACAGGCAGCTTCCCAGGCAATCGTACCGTCTTTTCCTGCTCCTCGCCCTAACATGCAAAACAGATCCGGCCAGCGCGGTGTTTTTGATACTCTCCAGTATGTACAATCATGTAGTCCTACTACAAAGATCTGCCAGGGAAACAGCGTTTCGAACGGGAAATACTTAGCGATCCCTATGTATTTTGTTAATTGCTCGCTGTCTACATATATGTCTTCGGTTTCAAAACATTTTCGGACATGTGATACCAGTGCTTTAACATCCCTGGAAGACCTGATCTTCTCAGACTCGACGGCCTCCATGAACGCCTCAATGCGTGGATCACAATTCCTCATCATCATCCCCCTTGATCGTTTCTTTTGTTGTCAATTCCAGCTTTTCCAGTATCATGAGCATCTGTTTGTTTACGGCCACGAGGTCCTTGACAGATTGATTCTGTTTCACAATCTTCGCCTTGCCACTTGCGGACATAGTTTCGTAGGTCACGCCACGCTTTTTGATATCGGTTTTCAGCTTCCTTTTGACATCATAGAGGGTCATATAGTCGTCTAAAAGGTCATTAAATACAGATATATCTGCCTGCTTTTTTCGCAATTGCTCTTTTAAGCTTTCCAATATATCCGCTTTTTTTTCGGCCATTTTTTCACCCCTATTTTTTTATTTTTTCATCATGTGCGACCTTTCGCAGATTTGTCGAGGCCACCCACCGGTCTCCGGCCGGCCGCCAAAATCGCAAATTTTTCGACCGGGGGTATCAGTCCCAGCGTTCCTCTGTCAGCGGTTCCTGCTTCTGTGGTTTTCTGTAACCATGCACTGCTTCATGGCACTCATGGCAAAGGCTTATAAGGTTTCTTTTCTTCACTCCATGCCACTCATACCATATGTCCAGAGCCATCTCAGGATGTCTCTTTACGTAGTTTACATGGTGTACTGTCGTGGCTGCTGTGTATCTGTGATGTTCTCTGCACCTCTGGCATTCATTGTGATCCATCTTCAACACCTGCTGCCTGACCTGCTTCCACCTGGTCCACACATAGAACCTGTGTATGTCGTTCGCTACGCACCAGCGCACGAACTCTGTTTCCTGTTGCGTCATATTCCTCCTAACTCAAAAGAGGACCTGCATATAGCAAGCCCTCTCTCGCGGGGAACGATTATTCTGTGGCTTTCCTGAATACCACGTTATCAATATATCATTTATTTTGTCCTTCGAGTACCGCATTACAGATACTCCTTTATCTTGTCTTTGTTATTGTTTCTCAGCTGTGCCTGGTACTTCTGTATTGTTTTCTGGAAGTTCTCCATACTCTTTCTGTATGCTTCTACTTTCGCAATGTTTTCTTTCCCGAACATACGGCGGTATCTTGCCTGCATGTTCCTGATCCGAATCAACATTCCTTTCATCTTGTTATCCTTTAGCAGTACAATATACTTCTTTCCGCACTGTTCACACTGAATGTATTGGATGTCCAATTCTGTATTTGGTATATGTTCTTCCTTTGCAGTCTGCTCCATCTGAGCCTTGCATTTATCACATTCTATCATCTAATCCTCCTTGCTATGATACTGTAAAACCTCCTACGCATTTCGTAAAAGTACGATCTCTCGCATGGAATGCCTCTGGCTTTCATAGTCTGAAATGTACAATATTCTGTTGTCACATAATACAGCAGATATGGATACAGCTCTTTTTCTTTTCCGACTGCTTCCATGGCTGCGTCTTCAATCTTCTTTATCTTGCGTGCAATCTCGGCCGCTTCCATGGCTGCGTCAGCAGTTGAGTCAGAACAGTTATGTGCTCCCGGCTGTCCAGTCAGATTCTGTCCGGCTCTTGTGTCTCTCTTTACGGCCAGCTCCTCTTTCCACTCTGTATACTGCAAGCAATAGTTGTATGCGGTCTGAAAAGCTCTTTTTGATATATTATATTTCTTTCTGTTCAGCGGTCTCACGTTTGGCATTTCTACTCTCCTTTATTTCTCTGCTTTTATATCTGGTCTTCCCATCCCAGTCTCTGTCCGCACTGATCGCAGTAGTTATGTCCATGCTGGTCTGTTGCTCCGCATACCGGACACTCCCAGAGGCCGTCCTCTCTCTGCGAAACTCTGCAAGGGGTTTCTTTTCCTTTCGCAATCAGAAGTTCCTCATAATGTGCTTTTGTTGTGATTATGTATTCGTTCTGTGTCTCAATCTCAGTGTCGCTGCAAAGGAATGGCTTCTGTGCTACGTTATCAATAACTTTCTTTACGTCTCCTATATCCATCATAGCTTTAATCCTCCATTATAAAATTTTTCCGAAGATCTTCATAAACTCTGTTCTGCTTCCCCAGTTTTCCTCAAAAGCTCTCTGTCCATCTTCATGCAGCATGGCCATGATCTTCTTATTTGCGTGTACAGCTTCCGGTCCTGTTCCTGCAAGATGATGTATATTGCAGAGATACACCTTTAACCCGTAATGTCCTGAATGTGTCCGATTCGGACACCCTCCAAATATGTGATGTTCCTGGAGTGCCTGGTATCGTCTGTAATTGTTATGCAGTTTCATACAAAGATAGCAAGTGCCACTTTCTTTGCTGTGCATGATACTCGGTCTTTCCGGCTCTTTCTTTTTACTCCTTTTTTTCTTTTTCTGTTTCGGAAACGACTGCATTCTTTCTCTCCTCCAGCTTTTTCCTGTAACTTTCGTGATAATCTTTCAACCAGCGTGTCTGTCTTCTCTGATTAACGATCACTTTTACTTCAATAGCGTCCATTATTGCTCCTTTCTCAGCTAAACGGCAGTTCTTCCTCTATTCCATCCGGAATGTTCATAAATCCATCTGCACCATCCGCAGGAGCTGGCGGCGGTGTCTGTTTTGGCGGATAGTAATCCGCTCCGTTGTCTCCAGATGATTTACTTTCAGCAAATTCCTGTTCCTCTACTACAATCTCTGTCGTATATACCTTCTGTCCTTCTCTGTTCGTGTAACTTCCTGTCTGTATACGCCCAGAGATTGTAATTTTCAATCCCTGTCTGAAATATTTCTCTGCAAACTCTGCTGCACGTCCGAAAACGACACATGAAATAAAATCTGCCGTTGGTTCCCCGTCTTTGTGAAATCTTCTGTCTACTGCAAGCGTGTATCTGGCTATTGCCAGCGGATTCTCTCCGGTTGTATATCTTACGTCGGGATCTCTGGTTAATCGTCCCATTAAAATTACTTTATTCATCACATTCTCCTCTTGAATCTATTTCTTGGAGGTCTTGCCCCCCCCCCGTTTCGTTTTTGTTACATACGCTGTGCGGCGTGAGTTCATTTCCATGTCGATCAATTTTCCACACTGTAAGCATTCCTGCGTCAGTTCTGCAGTGTTTCTGTTTGTCATGTACTTCCATGAACTTCCGCAGGCTTTGCACTCTGCATACATTGGTTTTAAAGCTCTAAGCTGTGTTACGTGTCCGCATTTCTTACATTTGTGCTGTGTCTCTGGCTCTTTTGCGTTGTACGAGATTGTCTCTCCACATTCTTCGCAACGAATATGTAAAAATCCTTTGTATTCTTCTGCCGCTTCGCTAATCGTTGTCTCCGGTACCTGATCTGTTTCCTTTTCCGGATCTTCAATCTCAAAATCATCATTTTCGAAATCATACTTTCGTGCCAGCTCTGTCACATCTTTGAGGAAATCATATTCTTTCGAATCTGAGATCCGTACATGCAGCGTAAAATTACCGGTTTCATTTTGAATTATCATTTCCATGTGTCTTTTTCTCCTTTACCATCACTATTTTTGTGTCTTTGATACGATATGCTCTTGAGTCTCCTGGATGTTCCGTCTCAAGAATGTGATCCTCCAGCAACATTGTTATATGTCGTCTGATCGTTGCTTTTGACAGTCCTGTATCTGCCGCGATCTCATAAATAGCCGGCGGATAGCAGTGCCGCTTTATATATTTAGCAATGAATCTCAGAATCTTCTCTCTGTTGTCCTCCGCCTCTGCTGTTGCATAGTTCAATTCCATTCACCTCTTTTCCTGCGGTGTGCTGTCAATTTTTTTGTTGTATTTACCACATTTCTCGTATTTACCGCGTATGAGCTTTCCGGAACTTCTGAAATATTGATTCCTATACCTGAAAACAGCTTTATCAGTGCATCCGCTGCCTTTTCTATTGTTACCCTGGTACCGGCCCATGCTTTCGTAAATTGTGCTGCAATTTCTTTCAACTTCTCGCTGTCCCAGGAGTAGTTTACTGTCGTTTTCTTTCCTCCCCACGGCTTGTTTATTGCCCGGTGATAGCTTTTCCCGGAATATTTCATTTTTTTCGGCGGGTTTTTGCCTGTCTCCTGCTTGTATAGTTTCTTTTTCTGTCTCTTATTCATTTCTTCCCTTTCCTGCTGCCTAACAGCTGATCGCAGACGGACTCAAATTCTCTCAGCAGGTCAAAATCCGTCTTTCTGCTTAATTTCCTGTCAATCTCCTCTACTTTGTATTCTCCGAAAATGTGATCTCCGGAGGTTCTGGCGTTGTTGACCTGCGCCGTTGTGCAATGCAGTTCTTCTCTAATTTCTCCGCTTGTCGCATTCTCTAATATCAGGTCACCGGATCTGTTTCTTACCTCATACAGTTTTTTGACCATTTCGCCCTCCTTAATGTCCGGCAAGGAACGTTTGCATCATTCTAGTTCTCCAGTCTGTCTGTTTGCCCGTCCATTTTTCGCACTGATCGTCGTCCTCTACCAGGCGGCCGGTGCGATCGCAAAGACCACAATCATTTTCTTTACAGGTTTTGCAAGTCTTCTCCATTTTCTATCCCTCCATTTCAATTCCATTGTCAATAAGTTCCTGCATTTCTGCGTCCAGAATGCGGACGTAAGTTCCTCTTACCATCCGCATTACTTCCGGGCTTAATTCTTTTGTGTTCTTTTCTGATACCAGGCTTTTAGCCAGGGTGAATACATATGCAACGCTTTCATCTTCTGTAACAGTGTCTTGAAATTCAATTACAAGGATTTTTCTTCCCTCATGGCTTATGATCCATGCGTTTTTTACTATTTCCTTGTGCATTTCAAGGTGAATATAAATCGGCTTTTCCTGCAATTGTTAACCCTCCTGACTTTCGATTATCTTTTTGATGATTCTAAGTCCTCCGACAATTAACTGCTGCCTGTAAATTTCCATCCATGGAAGACCTGGCTCTTTTTCTTCTACTTCAAGAATTTCTTTGAGGTTTCTTTCTTCGTCATACAAATAGCCTGTTATTTCTGTGCTTGTCGGTACCTGAATATCTTTAAGTGCTTCCTCCCATGTGCTCGGAATCATTCCCCAAGTATTTGATTTTTTATCCTGCTGCTTTTCGGCAGTGTTTTCTTTCTGATCTGTTGCTTGAAAGCAGCGTTCTTCCTCCGCATCAAATTCCGTCGAATATGGATCATATAAATTTTTCGCTTCTACGATCAGGCGGCCGTACTTCATTGTTACTTTTTCTTTTTTGACCGTAATTTCCAAACCTGCTGCAAATCCCATGAACGTATATTCGACTTCGCTTCCGGAAGCTGCGTGCCATCCATACGGTGCAATCTCTTTTTGTACTGCTTTTGCCGCTTCGCCATTGTTCTTGCACTGTCTACATATTCTCATAATTGTTTTTAATTTATCCGGATACTCCTCAAATAGTGCTTTTACCGCTTCCGCTTCCGTAAGTGTGCTTTGTGGCTTCTCCGGAGCGTCTACGGATACTATGCGGACCGGCTTCTGTTTCTTTCCGAATCTTTTCACCAGTTCCTCAGATAATTCATTCCACGTCAGGCTGTACTGCATTGTACTTTCAGGATTGAATGTTATCCCCTCTTTACTTGCCTGATAATTGAAATGTCCGTTTCTGATCCTGACATCCCGGTACCGGATACTGATTAAGTATGCAGCCATTCTCGTGTCGCATTTGAGAACTCTTTCTCTTTCGCCTTTGTTTAAGGCTTCAAATAATCTTTCTATCTGCAGCTCTGGCTGTACTGGCGTGTCGTTCTCTGGCGGTCTCTGCTGCCCGGTTGCCTGCGCAAGCGTGAACTGTCCCGGAATGTCTCTGTTGTCTTCCTGGAGCTTCTTGAAAGCTCTTACCTCTGCTTGCGTTATGATGTCGTGTTCCATGTAGTGCTCCATAGCCTGCTTCTGATATTTTTCATCCAGATCCGCAAGCTCACGGGCCACGGTGATGTTGATCTTCTCCGCCTCAAACTCTGCCATCCATTCAGCACTGAGTCTTTTCTGGACTGCGTGGTATCTTTCCATCTGTGTTCCGGATACGCCGATCGTTTCTCGTACGATGTCTCTTGTTTTGCCTTTCAGTCCAGCAAGGTTTTTCAGTTCTTTTATGATCTCCTCGGTATCCAGGGCCTCTCGCATCTTCTCCCAGTCCGATTTATCTCTAAACCGGTTCGCCTGGATAACAGACAGGCGTTCAAGCAACTTTGATATTGCGTCGTCATTTTCCCTTGTTGCCGAACCGTCAATGCAGCTTTCCTCAATTTCTAACAAATTCTTACGTGCATTATCTTTTACTTTTGTATATTTGCAATTGATCTTTCGGAACTCTTCATGCCCCTCCTCTACCAGCATCCTGCAGCACATTGTCCGGCAGTGTCCGGAAATTATGTAATCCTCTCCGTCCCTCTCTTCGATCAGGACATCCTGCATCACTCCGAACAACAGTATAGAGTTTTTCAATCCCTGCAGTTTCTCTGGTTTCACTCCGTAAAAATTCGCTTTTGACGGAATCAATTTGAACACGTCTCTGTATACCGTATCGCTTGAGTTTTCTTCCTGTATCTGTTTCGGGCGTTTCGCAACCATATCGGCAAGGTTAAAAGCCATTACTCCTCACCTCCTGATATGTTCAGCTCTGCAATATACTCTGTTACAAGGTCCTCATAGTCCTTTGCAGCTAAAGATCTCGGTGAGTACTTCGGAATCGGGATTCTCGCGTATGTACACTCTGATACTTTTCTGGAATATCTGATACGTGTTTTTAACATCGGGTATTCTGCTGCCTGGATCAGCTCCAGCCCTTGTCGCTGCGCTTCGTTTCTTCTGTCGTATTTCGTGATAAAGATCCAATAATTCTCAAGATCTTCGTTCAGGTCCTCTCGCGTATGCCGGATCTGATTGACAAGCTCCGGTAGTCCCTCTCCGGTGTTGTCGTCGATTTCGACAGGAATCAATACATCATCGCACGCTGTCAGCGCATTGATCGTGGAGATATTAATATCCGGTGCGTTGTCAATGATGCAGAAATCATACAGATCCTTGACACATTCGAGTGCGTTCTTGATACGATACTGCTGCGGGCGTGTCTGATCCAGCATGACCGTCTGATTTGCTGTAAGCAGACGCATGTTTGCCGGGAGCACGTCCAGATTCTCAAAATCTGTTTTTTTGATGAGCTTGTGCATCCAGTCTTCCGGATGCCGCGTCGTCATGATCCTGTCAATGCCCTCTCCATCCTGGGTGCGTCGGTTCAATCCTCTCGATGCATCCCCTTGCTTATCGTTGTCAAGCAGGAGCACTCTGTATCCCTGGTTTGCAAGGATGTACGCAATGCTGTTTGATGTGATCGTCTTAGCCACTCCGCCTTTTAAGTTAATAACCGCTACTGTTCTCATAATTTTCCCCTTTTCTTGTTGTTATTCTTTTCTTTTTCCGCAGCTACATCCGTCCCCTGGTTTCAGTTTTCTGCGTATTCCCTCTACACACTGGCAATAGCCTATGTTTTCTGGTTCTGAGTAATATCTGTACTCACATTCTTCGCAGAGTACAATATGCTTGTACCTGTCCATAAGTTTCATAGCCTGGCTATGGTCAAAGTGATTGATCTTGTCATATTCTGCCTTGATCCCGTCTGTATGCTTCTGCAACTCGCAATGATGACAGAAATAATCCAGTTCCTCCTGGCTCAAATTATCAGCTCTGTATCTGCAGATATTGTCGCAAATGTATTTCTCCAGGGCTTCAATGTTTGTGTCTATTCCGTCGTCGTCTTTCTTCGTCGGCTCGGCGCATCCATTCGGGTTTGCCGTCTTCTGGCTCGCTGTCAAAATAAATCCCTCCTTTTCGGTCTTTGTAATACGTGAATTTATATCCAGTTCTAATGATCGTACCTATGTATTCCATGTCAGCCGGGTTCTGTTCTGGTTTCAGGCTCCAGCCCTTTCCCCATATCTCCTCCATCTTTTCTCATTTCCTCCTGCATCCATACGGAGTATGTGTGCTTTCCAGGGCGAGAGGATATCACGATACCGCGCTCTTTTATTTTTCTGCAGATACTCTCCCATTCCTGAGCGTTCTTTATCGGTTTGCCTTTTGTGTCTTTAAAATCAGCTGCTGCCATTTCATCTATTTTCAAAATCCGCGCCGCAACAAAAGCGTCTTTCGTATGTATACATACTTCACATTCCTTACGAAATTGTTCCAAGGCTTCTGCAAGCGCCTGCAGGTTGCACTTGTGGTATGTTCCCTCTACTGATCCGAACCCCACACGGGTCACTGGTGGGCGTCTTCCGCACATGGCTTCAAGTACATATCCATATTTTCGCCATGTGCATTCCTGGGTCTGCTTGTCTGTCTCCAGATATATATTTACTTTCATGCCCTTATTCCCTCTTTTTCTTTACTTTCTTTTTCTGCTCCTGCTTCTTTGGCAGCCTCTTCGTGCGGATCAGTGTGTACGTGCGGTATGGTTGACCGGTCACGCTGTTGATGTCTTCGTGAAAAGAGTCTTTTTCCACTTCCCACCCTTTCGGGATTCTGACTTTTCCCCATGTCTCCCAGTGCTTATGCACTTTTTCATCCGGCTCCGGAATTGGCAGGTTCCTCGACGCTGAATAACTCGCCTCCCTCAACCTTGGCTCTGTATCCGGTGTCTTTGTTATGTACGCTGCCAGATCAGCAAACTCACCTTTTTCATACATGAGTTTGTTTTCCACCTGTCCATGCGGCCATGCCTTTCGCAAAATGATGTCGGTATCCGGAATCCTGTTCACTATGATGTGTATGTGCCAGGCTCCTCTTGTGCCTACCTCAATGTTGCGCATCCATTTCAGCTCTGCTCCCCGTTTCTTGTATTCTCTCCGGAGAACCTGCAGGAATGCTTTCCAGTCTTCCTTTGCTGCTTCCATGGACGCCGGTCTCTTGTCTATTGCATATGACAGTCTGGAGAAATAATCATCCACGTCGAAATTGTTCCGGAGCTTCCAGCGCGCCAGCCTCTCCCGGTTATACTGGTTCCTCTTCTTCATCTGCTCCGGGGTGGCTTTCTTCTTCTCCTGCCTCTTCTGTTCCGGTGCTCCATACCTTGCTGTATGATACTCATACACCTCTATGACATTCCGGAACCTCATTCTCATACTTTTGTAGCTCATATAAGTCCCCTTTTGAATCCATCTCTAATACTTCTAGCAAGTTTGCAACAGGGGGTTTCTCTCCCCTGCTTTCAGGCTTGCTTTTTTGAGTTTTCAAGGATCCGGCGTTACAATGATATAAAGATCGTTACACATGATTCTGAGCTGACATTTGTTGCATGTATGTCAGCTCATTTAGTTTACATAATACCGTGCTATTTCTTTAAGGATTCCACGTATGTTCTTACTGCTGCTTCGGTTGTGTTCGCATCGCCTTTAACTGTCGTCGTTTTGCTTTCGGCGCCAATTATTATTTTCAGCATATCAGCAAGCAAGCTCTCTTCTGCGCGTCCTCCGCGAAGTGTTTTCGCTATAGTTTCTAAAGCTACGATCACAAATGCCGTATCTCCTGCCGGAAGAGGATTTATCATATCTGTAAACTTATTAGTCCACATCTGAATACGTTCCATGCACACTTTCGCATTCTCCTCTCCGCTTGTATTTGCCAGCTTCTCTTTAAATTCTTTATACCCATTAAAATCAGTCTTTAACATATAATCCTCCTTGACATTTCTTTTCAGGTTTCTTATACTATTTACAAAAGTTGTTTTTTCTTTTTGGCTCCCACGTCTGCCAACGTGAGAGTCTTTTTTATGTTCTCGAATATATCTTCAATCCAGAGCATGAATATGAATGCGCACACGCTTATCGCAAGTGTAAGCATAATCGCCTGGATCCTGCTGCCGATCTCCCAAACCGGCAGCATTGAGATCAGATACCCTGTCAGCATTGATGTGATTACTTTTCGTTCCATTTCTGCCTCCTTATGCTGTTTCCTCTTTCTTTGGCTTTTCTTTCACCTTTACGGTGATGTCAACGCCATGCTTCTTTGAGAGGATCATGGCAAGGGTTTCGTAAAATCTTACCGTATTGAATGTTCCTTGCGTTTCCATCTTCTTCCCCCTCCTAAAACTCAAATTCTACTGCAGGAGCTGTCGGCATTGGTGTATATCCGCCAGCCAGCTCCAGGCGTCTTATTGCTTTGCGTCGGCTTGCTTCGCTGTTGTCCCAGGCATATTCGTATCCATCCGGAGCCGGTCCGCGTTTTGTTTTCCCGTTACAACGATCAGTGATAGCTTGTCGACTCAAAAAATTCTTTTTCGCTGCTTCTCTCGCAGATCTGTAATATTCCACATCCTGTCCGCAACTGTCCAATTTCACGACTATTTTATTTCTGGAACTGTAACCGGTCAGCTTTCCAAGTTCCTGTCTGGGTATGTATGCTATATTGTTTATGTGATTCTCAGACTGCATTCCGTTCTTATGATACGGAACCGCACCGTCAGGAACAGGTCCTAAAAACGTCCTTGCAATCAGGGAGAGAACTATCTCCTCTTTCGCTTTTCCGTCTTTTGTGAGCTTCACAACCAGGCGCTGACTCCCTTTCATTTTTTTGTGATAGGGAGTCATGCTGCGAAACTGTCCGGATTTCAAAGTTCTCCGGATGTTCCCCTCTGTGCTCGCCTGGTATTTGCCGTCATATCCTGGAATATCTTTCCATCTTTCAATCAAGGTCGTCCCTCCCTTATGCCGGTTTTTTCTGAGCCGACATGCTTGCACCCACCTTGACGCCTTTCAGGAATGTATCCATCAGTGTCTGCTTTGTGATGTTTACAGACTGCAGAAACGCTGTCAGTTCTTCGGCTTCGGCTTTGTCTTCCATGCTTAACATTACTTCCATATTCTTCTGTGACATATCTTTCGCCCCTTTCTGGCTTACCTCATCAGTGAACACGTTGCCATCGTGTCCAGACGGTCATTGTTGACCGTTTCGGCTATTCTTCTTTCCATTGGTATGATGTACATGCTATACACTGTTTACACTTTTCCAGTGGTTCATCTGATACTTCACCTCCGAATCCCATGCAGGTTCCATCGCTGTCTCTTCCTGCACTTCCAATCTTTTGCTGTATGCTGCATGTCTGGATCCGCTTCTCTATCCTGCACTCTTTACAGATGATTTTCTTTCCAACTGTGCATCCTTTCTTTCTCGCATACTTAGCAGCCCATGCCCTGCTAACTCCGTCATTATTGGATGTCCAGCCCATAACCCATTTGCCGCAAATATCGCAATATACATCCGTATCTACCTTTCTTGTGATTGCCATTTATGTTGTGCTCCTCCGTTTCGGCTTGTACTTTTCTTTCTTCTCTCCTATACTTTAGCTATCAGTCTGTACCAGAGACTGAAAACTAAAGAAAGGAGACCACTACATGAGCGAAAAAGAAATTGCAATTCATAATATTGCTCTACTTTACAGTATTCATAAGGAACTGCACCCTGATGATACTGAAATGACTCTTGAAATGATCGCTGCTAACTACAGCAGAACTGTTTCAGAAGTCAAGGAGATTCTTCTGTAATCTCACAAATAGCGAATGGTTTCAGCTTTCTGATCCGTTCGCTATTTTGTTTTATCGCAGATTCTAAATACTTCGGAAGTAACTCAGCTTCTCCCTGAGTCCATCCGCACTCCTGCATTTCTTTTAAAATCTGCCTTGCTGTTCGTTGGATCATAAATTCGTCTATTCCTCCAACTCTTCTCCTGGGTCTCTCCAACATTCCGCATCCCCTTTCTTTTAATTGTTATTTATATTGTGTCCCTTTTTGGTTTGCCATTTGGTTTTATTTGGTTGTTTAACTAAATATATCATGCATATTTTGGTATGTCAACCATTTGTATTAAATTTTTCGTTCTTTTTTGGTTGACTAACCAAATTTAACGTGTTATATTTTTATTAAGCAGAAAGGAGGTATTGATTTGAACGAACGTATACGGTTGTTGCGTGAGAAAAAAGGTCTGTCTCGCGCAGCCTTTGGCGAACGCATTGGAGTTAGTGGAGATGTAATCAACAATCTGGAACGTGGACGTGTAGAAGTAAAAGAACATATAATAAAATTAATTTCTACAGAATTTGGAGTTACAGAAGAATGGTTGCGAAATGGCACAGAACCTATGTGCATACAACCAGAGACATTCAGTCTTGATGAATTTGCCGCGCAGCATAATGCGACAGATCTTGAAAAGGAAATCATTAAGACTTATTTTGAAATCGATCCAGCGATCCGGAGACAGATCCTGAATCACTTTAAAGAGAATCTTATGGGTGCTGGTGGTGCTCCAGACAGCCCAGAAGAATTAGAAATTATGCACCCACCTGTTACAGGTGATGAAAAAACAAATGCTGGATAATAAAACACCCAGCTGCAACTAACTATTTATTTAAGTATTATGATTTGAGTTCCCCCATTAAAGTCAAGATTAATATATATAGTATTGTTGCTGTGATAATACAAAGCGTATATTTTGCAGTTGCCGTAATGTATGTATTTTCTTTTCACCATTGTTTCCACACCTTCCCGTTAGTAAGTAACAGCTGGGTGCAGGAAACATTATAAGAGGGAAACTCATCATAATACTACCGGTAAGTTTTTCCAATCAAGGAGGTATAAATGATGGGTCTTTTTAATAATAGTGGTGAAACCAAAGAAGAAAAGAAAGCCCGTAAGCAGGCAGAAGCCGAGGCAAAACAGGCAGAAAAGGATCTTGCAGCTCTCCGTAAATTCGGAATGGAAAATTTAAAAGATCCTAATGATATTGAATCTGTCAAAAGTATTCTTAATGAACTAAGTGGTACCGGTCTTACAGAGCTTGGAATCTCTTTGGGTGCCGGAAGTGATCGTGATATTCAGAAAAATATTATGAACTATCAGCGTGCAGTCCTTGAACAGAATTTTATTATCATTCGTCAGCTTGACAGAATCGCTAAATTACTGTCCGACAAATAATTATCTAGGGGTGGAACGAACATGAACAAGAAAAAGAAATTATTGTCTTTGATTCTTTCTATGGTTATGATATTGTCTCTCTTTACAGTTCCCGTTCAGGCAGCAACCAAAAAGGTCGCAAATCAAACCAAATCTATTACTATGGTTGTGAACCAAAAGAAAGCCATTAAAGCTCCGGTTAAAATGACTTACAAAAGTAGCAATCCCAAAATTGCTACCGTAAGCTCCAAAGGAGTTATCACTGCCAAGTCAAAAGGTTCTGTTGTTGTTACAGGCAAATATAAATCTGTAAAATGGACTTACAAAATCAAAGTAATTGCAAAGAAGGCTCCTCTAGGAACCTATGTATGGATCTGCGATACAGGAAAAAAATATCATCTCAGTAAAGACTGCAGTAAAATGAATAATCCGTACAGAGTGACGATCAGTGAAGCCAAAGCGCGCGGATATGATGCGTGCAAGAAATGTTATAGATAAATAAAAATCGCCCCAGTGTTGGCGCACCAGGACGACTTTGTGAAAACTCTGCAGCTATCAGTTGATGCTACAATTCTTTTCCAGACAATTAGAATTATAGCACGAACTGATACGCCTGCATAGGTGTATTTTTTATACCCATTTTTTAAGGAGTGATACTATGAGTATAACAAATGTTGCTATATATGTACGTGTCTCCACAGACCGGCAGGCAAAAAAGGGAGACAGTATTGATGAACAGCTCTCCACCTGCAAAGCCTATATTGCATCTAAAGAGAACATGGTTCTGGCCGGAACCTACATTGACGATGGAATCTCCGGCAGGAAAATCAAACGTGGAGATTTTGAGCAGTTGCTTGATGATGTCCGGCTCGGACGCGTGAATCTGATTATTTTCACTAAACTCGACCGCTGGTTCCGCAGCCTGCGACACTATCTGAATACGCAGGCGGTTCTCGAAGCGAACCATTGTGACTGGCTCGCTGTCGATCAGCCGTACTTTGATACGACCACACCGCATGGCCGGGCTTTCGTCGCACAGTCTATGACCTTTGCAGAGCTGGAAGCAGAGAACGATTCTGTCCGGATCCGGGATGTGTTTGACTATAAATACCGGCAGGGTGAAGTTCTGGCCGGAAAAGCACCTCTCGGATTTTCCATTGAAAACAAACATCTTGTACCTAATCAGGACGCTGAAAAGGTGCTGCATATCTTCCAGTTTTATGCTGCTTGTAATTCCCTGAACCAGACAATCACGCATCTGGAATCTGATATGGGTATCGTTATGACTCAAAGCAATCTCAAAACTGCAATCTTAAAAAATAAAAAATATATTGGTGTGTTCCGTGATAACGATCATTATTGTCCTGCCATCATTCCATTGGATCTGTTTGAGCGTGTACAGGAGCTGCTTGCTATTAATGTCAAAATCAGTCAGAAATATAACTATATATTTAGTGGTTTACTCCGCTGCGCTCACTGCGGTCATTCATTTTCTGGTGCTACACGAAAAATAAAGAAAAAGGCTGGTGGCTTTTACAAATATCCTCTCTACAAATGTCATGGCGCCTATCCAAGCAAGCGTTGCAGCAATCGCAAAGTTATATTCGAATCATGTATAGAAAGGTACCTGATTGCAAATATCAAGCCTCTCCTGCAGGAGCATATTGCAGAATATGAAATTACAAGTGCTAAAGTGATTGATTATGATTCCCGGAGAGCAGCACTCCTGAGAAAAATTGATAAGTTGAAAGATCTGTACGTAAATGACATAATTACTATGGATGAACTAAAAAGAGATAAAGAGAAATATATAAAAGAATTGGAGAATCTCCCACGTAACCAGGAACAGAAAGATCTGGCTCCAATCCAGAAGCTCTTAAAGATGGATCTGGATTCTATATATCAGACATTGGAACCAGCAGAACGCCGTCAGCTCTGGAGATCAGTCATTAAAGAAATCCAGATTGACGATCACAAGAATTTAAAGGTCATTTTTTTATGACCTTTTTGTAGTAGTAACTAATAGTAACCTGTTCTTTATTTGGATAGATCCTTATTTTTACTGCCCGGTTTATCTTTCTCACCCTGACTCTCTATATACTGATGGATTGTTTCAACAGGTGCTATATTTCAAAGATTTCTTTT